GGTGATAATGGTCTAGTTAACAGAGACTCACAAGGTACATCCCGTCAGAAGGGTAATGGAATTGTAGAGATCGCTGGTATCAAGATCTACAAGTCAATGAACATCCCATTCTTCAGCCAGTATGGTACGAAGTATGGTACAGGTTCAGCTACAAACCCAGGTGTTACTGATCCAGGTAATTCAGGTTCATTCGTTAGTGCAGCAGTAGAAGACGCTGCAGCTGACGTAACTGGAATTAACAATGAGTATGGTGAAGAAACAGAATTCGCTAACTCATGCGGTATCATCGGACAGAGAGAATCTGCCGGTGTTGTAGAAGCAATTGGTCCTCAAGTACAAGTAACTAAAGGAGACGTATCCGTGATTTATCAGGGTGACGTAATTCTTGGACGCTTAGCCTGTGGAGCCGATTATGTTAATCCATCAGCATGTGTAGAGCTTTTCGCTGGCACAGCTACAAAACCTTCAGCATTCTAAAGATGCTTATACAAGGGAGTCATTACGGCTCCCTTTTTTTTATTCACAAATATTTATACCTATGGCTTTCCCTACCACTAATGCTACTAAAGAATTACCTGCTATAAATCAAATCCTAATGGCGTGTGGTCAGGCTCCAGTCACCACTTTGGATGAAACCAACCCAGACGTTGCGATTGCTTATCAAACACTTTTAGAAGTTAGTAGAGAAGTTCAAAGTGAAGGATGGACATTTAATAAGGAAGCTCACTACCCAATGCCACCAGATGATAATAATGAAATAGTTATTGCAAATAACATATTACAAATAGACCTTAGTCAATCTAATGCAGATGATAAGAATGTAATTATAAGGGCTGGAAAATTATACGATAAGGAACACCATACATATCTATGGACAGAGGATTCTGTTGATTGCGATATTCTATGGTTCTTTGATTGGATTGATTTACCAAGACCTATACAAGATTACATAACAGCTAAAGCAGCTGCTGTAACTTCTAGTCGAATTGTAGGAGATCAAACTCAATATCAAATGCTTCAACAAAAGGAAGCATATATGAGAGCTATGGCTATTGAATACGAAACAACCCAAGGTGATTATTCATTCTTTGGGAAACCTGATGGAGCCACACCTTACATCAGCTATGAACCTTATAAAGCACTAATGAGATAATGGCAGCTGTAAGTCAACGAGTAGATAACTACCTTGGTGGTGTATCTAAACAAAGTGATAGTAAAAAACTTCCAGGTCAAGTCACTGAATGTTTAAATGGTTTTCCTGATGTAACAATGGGTTTAACTAAAAGACCTGGATTTAAGTTTACTTCAGTATTAAAGAATGCAAGTGGTACTGCATATAGTGGTACTTCTTTAGATAATGCAAAGTGGTTCTATCTAAACAGGACTGCTGAAGAAAGGTATATAGGTTGTATCATTCCTAAAGTAAGTAGTACTAATGGAATTATTCGTATATGGAATGCAGATACAGGTGTAGCTTGCACGATCACAGATTCAGAAACAAGCAGTGCATTAGGAGCACATAGTTATCTTTCAAGTACTGCAAGAACTGACTACGATGTTTTAACAATACAAGACTCAACCATTATAACTAATGGCTCTGTTACAGTAGCGGCACAAGCAGCACCTACATTTACAGAACATACTAGAGCAACCGTATTACTACTTGGTGTACCTATAGATATAGTAAGTACTACCTTTGTAGTGACCATTAAGATTGATAGTACTACTCATACATGTACTTATAATTCAGGTGCTTCAGATGGTTACAATGAGGTTTTAGCTGGAATTAAAACACAGATCAATGCAAAGAGTATTAATGGTTTAACAGTCACTCAATATGGAACTACATTACAACTAGATTGTGTAAGAAGTGGTACTAGAACTGCTTTTCAAATTGATGCAGAGGGTGGTGCAGATAACCAAGCTTTAACAGTTTTTCAAGATTGGGTAGCTAATGTTTCACATCTACCACCACAGTCCTTTGATGGTCATGTAATTGAAGTTTTAAATAGTCCAGAAAGTACTGATGATGATTACTTTACTAAGTTTGTTCAAACTGATTCAAGTAGTGGTTTTGGACATGGTTACTGGAAAGAAACTGTTAGTCCAAGAGTTTCACCTGGATTAGATAAGTCAACCATGCCTCATCGTTTAATAAGGACAGCTGTAAATACTTTTAATTTTGGACAAGTACCTTATGTCGATAGGTTAGTTGGAGATGATAATACTAATAAACATCCATCATTTGTAGGTGAAAAAATACAACAGACATTCTTTCATAGTACGAGATTAGGATGCTTAACTGAAGATAAGGTGGTGATGAGTAGATCAATGTCTCCTTATAACTTCTACTTTGAGACAGCTAGAGCTATTACAGATGCAGATCCAATAGATCTAAGTGTATCTTCTACTAGACCTTGTTTATTAAATGCAGTTGTACCTACAACACAGGGTTTAATACTATTTTCTAAAAATCAACAGTTCTGGATGTTCTCTGAGAGTGGACCTTTAACACCATCCTCTACAAAAGTTAGAGCTATATCCAACATGGAAATGGATAGTAATGTTAATCCTATTGATGTTGGTACTCACATGAACTTCATCAGTAAGACACCTAGTTATACCAGAGTATTTGCTATGCAGACACGAGGTTTAGCAGAGAGTCCTACTGTTCTCGATATAGCTAGAGTTGTTAACGAGTGGATTACTATTGATGTAGATACTTTGATTTCTAGTGTACAGAATGAATTTATATGTCTGTCTAGTCAGAGTAGTGATGAAGTATATTTTTATAAGACATATTCAGATGGTGAAAACCTTTTGATGGAGGCTTGGTTTAAATGGAAACTAGCAGGTAATGTTCAAACACTTGCAGTTGATGAAGATGATATGTATGCGGTTACTAAACAAGGTAGTCAATATACAATCTCAATTGCTAATTTAAGTCAAAGTCCAGATCAAGCTATTATTGTTAATAACAAAGGTCAAAAGATAAACCCTTGTGTTGATTTATATACTGCAGCTACTAATGGTTTATCAGGTGGTAGTGAAAAGAAAGTTGTCTGGGATTCGACTAATAAACGTAGTAAATGCTATATACCATTTGCGAATTTAACAGATGCTAAACCTATCATTGTTATAGCTGGTAGCACTGTTGCAGGTACCTTTGCTGAGTCTGGGTTTACTATGACTCCAGAAACAGGTAGTGATTCAGATGGTACTTTCTTTATTATTCCTAGTAGAGATTTTTCATCAGAAGCAGATAATGTCTATGTAGGTTATACATATGACTTTGACGTACATATACCAAAAGTTTATTACCAATTAGATCAGGAAGGTAAGAATACAGACTATGCAGCTAATCTAACTATTGCAAGATTAAAGTTTGATGTTGGCTTATCAGGTATTATGTCTTTTAAGCTTAAAGCAAACGGAAGATTAGCAGGTCAAAAGGAATATACAGGAGATGGTTCAACTACTGACTACCCCTGGACACCACAAGATCTTAGTTATACAGATAGAAACCAAGTTAAAGTTAAGATTAATAATGTGGTTACAACTGCATATACTTTCTTAAGTGATACATCTATCAGGTTTAACAATGCACCAGAACTTGGGGATAAGATAGCAATCTATCTAGATGAATGGTATGAAACTATACCAGCTATTACAGCTGATTTAGATTTAGCTAATGATGTACCTTTAAATGAATCAAGTGTATTCACAGTACCTGTACATCAACGAACAGAAAACTTTAATGTAAGAGTCTTTAATGACTCACCATTCCCTGTGTCTTTGAACTCAATGATGTGGGAAGGAAACTACTCACCGAGATTCTATAGGAGGACATAATGGGAGATCAATTTAATATGAGTATGCCAGGTGAGCCACAGATAGGTTTACCTGGAAATCATACGTTAGATCGAATAAAGCAAGAGGCTGGTGTAGAAATGCACTGGGAGTGGGCTGTTGCAGCTGGTTTATCGTTAGTTGGCGGCATAATGGGTCGTAACGACGCTAAGAATGCTAGGAAGGACGAGGAAGCTAGTTTACAACAGAGGTATAATGAATATGATCTTCCGTTATGGGAGATGCAAAAAGATAAGCTTATAGCTCAAAGAGATGAGATTATAGAAGGTATTGAACTGCAGCAAAGAAATGAAGGAATCTTAGCAGCATTTAAAGATACTAATAATCTTAGAAATTATCAGCAAAGCTTAAAAATACATAACTACCAACATGAGCAACAGAAGAAACTATATGATAAATCTGAAGCGTTATATGGTAATGCACTACTTTTAAATGAAGGTCAAGCACAATCAGCTAAAGCTAGTGTACTTCAACAACAAAAAGAAATAGAACAAGGATATGCTTTTCAAAATGAAGACGCTATCATTGAAGGAATTATACAAAGAGGTCAATTAGCTTCTGAAGGTAGACAAGGTAGAAGTGCAGCTAAAGAACAACAATCTCAACTAGCTAGTCAAGGTAGACAACAAGCAATACTAACTGAATCTTTAGTTAGTGCAGGTAGAAATACACGTATGCAACTAAAGGATATTGATAAACAACATGCAGCTGCTAATTTACAAGCTCATGCACAACGGATGTTAAAGCCTGAGAAAGGTCCAGATCCATTGGTACCACTAGCTGCTGTTGTTCCTGAGTTTGAATTGCCTAGAGAATTAGAAGACTTTGATTTTGGACCACAACCCTTAGTTGGTGTTGCAACAACTCAAGTACCAAGTTTTGGAAGTGTCATGCTCAATGCAGCTAGTTCAGGATTATCTACTTATGCAGCAACAACTGCAGGTGGTAATAATTTCAATAATAATTCTACAAGTAATTATGGTGGCTCATATAGCCATCTAACACCAAGCCCAACTTGGACAGTTAATACGTAACTAACATTCTTTAATTATTAAAAACAAATGGCAAAAGCACAATTCCAAGGGTACGCCCGTGGAAAAGGCTTCACGAGTATAGATCCTGGTTATATCGCTCTCACACGTCAATCAGAGAAACAGCAGAGAGAACTAGCTGGCTTAAAAGAAAATCAAAAAGAAGCTAGAGAAAGGGATTTAAAGGCGGAAGCCATGTTAGAACGGTCTCAACAAATTGAAGGGGCTAATCGTAAAGATATCAATATAGAGCAACAAGTTTTATCTACCCAAGAACAAGCTCTAAGAACTAACAGAGATCAAGTTACACGTAACTTTAATGCTGAGTTAAAAAAACAAGAACAGAAAGCAGAGGATCTAAAAAGTATTCTTAACTTTAGTCAAACAGCTGTTAAAGCATTCCAAGAATACAACAAAAAGACTTGGGATAATACAGCTGAGTCTGCATATAACTACTACATGCAGCATGGCTTAAGTACAGAAGATCAAATACAAATGGATCTTCTAGAAGATGATAATTGGAGGAGAGGAGAGACTTTTGAAAATGTAGCTGACCAAATGAGAGAGGAAGGCTACCCACATGAAGAGGTCATGTATGTAAGAGGTAAGAATAGTGCGTCTGATTATGGACGTTTAAAAGCTTACTCAGTCATGGCTGGAGATCAATTCGGAACTTGGGCTACTGGCAAACTGTCAGAAATGGAGAATGTCCAAACTGTTGAACAGAAGCAAGCTGCTTTAGAGAAATTAAGAATACAGTATTTAAAAGCTCATAAGTTATATGGGGTTAGTGCTGATTTCTTAGATCCTATGTTCACTAAGATGAGGAACTCCACTGATAGGATAGTCAATGCTGCAAAGTTAGAAAGAAGTGTTGAATTCAGTGCAAGACGTACTAAAGAGAAAGAAGAAGTCTTACTTGCTTATAAAAATGGTCAATCATTAAATGAATACTTTGTACAGATTGATAGACAGTTAAAACCTGATGGATCTGAATATACTAAGACTGAAGCTAAACAACTCGTCTTTGATAAGCTACTAGACGTTAATGCTTTTTCAGATGAAGATGTATTGAAATTATTAGATACTCCCTTATTACATCAAGAGGGTACTTGGGGTAGTTCAAACCCAGAACAAGTTAGAGATCTTTTATATCAAAGAGCTTTAAACAAAGAAACAAGAGATAACAATACCAAAGTTATAGTTGAACAAAAGAAGAAAGAAGAGAGGCAAGCACTTAAAGCTTTTTTTGATGATCCAACCAAATGGAATGGTGATAAAAGAATTGCTCAACAAGGTATTGATACACTAAGAAAATCTGGTCATACAGTTGAAGAAGTAGCAGAATTCTTACCTTATTTAGATCAAAGCATACAAGGTAGAAATGATGGAGATTACTGGACAGCTCAAATCAATGGATTAATTGAAGATAAACGATTAACTACTGAAGATCTAAAAGGTCCATTTGTACCACAAAATTTAAAAGATAAGCATTATACGAAAGCTGTTGAGAATGAGGCGATATTTAAAGCAGCAAAGATTGAAGATAATGTCATACCAGCTATTGAAGATCAACTAAAATCTTCTTTAAAATTAGAAACTATTGATAAAACTACCCATAGTAGTTTCAATCTAGCTTTATACCATGCTGAGACTGAATTCCGTGAACAGATTCTTGATGGTGTTTCAGCAAAAGATGCACTTACAAACGTCTTAGATGATATTAAAAATGGAGTTGGTAAGTTCAATGTTATAAACCCAGGTGCTAAAGGTGCTTTACCTCGGATGTCATTCTTTGGTGCATTCGTACCTGGATCACATAAGAATGCTGCACAGGTAACTCCTACTATAACAACAGACGAAAGAGTTAGAGTAATAGATGAGGTAATAACTGATCCGAGTTTAGTAACTAAGAAGTTATTAATACATCCAGAACGTCTCAAAGAGCTTCGTGATGACATCAAAGCAGGTAGAAGTTATAGATTACCTCAAATATGTTTTGACTTATCACAAGGCGATCCTGCCTTGTTTGGTAGCCCTCTAGACGTATGGCAGGCTCAGTTAAAAGCAGCAAACTTAGAAGATCATGGTCTAAAGATAGATGATTTCACTCCAACATTATTTAGAGATACAACTGATCCTCTTGGTAAAAAGATGCTAACTAATCTTAGAACCAAAGCTGATATAAGAAAAATACTACAAGTCACTTATAAACCAAGCTCAGTTAGAGATCCTCGGTTCATGTCTCCTAATGTCGTTAAATCTTTAGGTAAGATAGCTAAACCTGAACTCTATTACTTAGATGATTTCTATAAACCTTTTGATACTCAAGTAAACGAGATATTAAAAACTGATAGCGATTATAGCTATGAAATCAAAGGAGGGTTTGAGGCAGGTACTTGGTACAAATCCCAGTTAAACTAATGGAAGATATACAAGATCAACAATCAAGCCTACAAGAATATAGAGATAAGCTTGTAGAAGAAGAAAGAGAAAGGAATCCTGAATATCAACCACCTAAAACCTTTCAAGAACCAGAGGAACAAGAAGAACTTAATGACGCTGAACAGCTAGTCAATAAGGACAAAGGTTTACCTAGCATTGACAAGATAAGGAATGATTTTTCTGAGTTCCATCGTGGTATGGAATTAGATATGAATCCTGCTAAGTGGGCTTATATGTCAGGTATGGGTGCATTAGATGTACCATTCGATGTCATCGGAGCTATACCTGGTTTAGGTGGTATAGATGATACTTGGGATGAAGTTACTAGGTTTGAGAACGAAGGTGCTAGAAAGTTTAGACAGGTAGCAAGTGTAGTTATTCCTACTGCTGTTACATCAGGTGCTTATGGGAAATACCTTGCAGGTACAAAACTAACAGGTCTTACAAGAGCAGTTGCTAATGTTGGAGGTGTTGGTTTAATTAATGGTACTATAGCTGCAGTCAGTGACTACGGTGAAGATCCAACAAACAGATTAATAACACACCCTGATAACTTTAAACGTCTATCTAATGCATTCCCTGAAATATTTGGACCACAAGGTAGATATCCACACATTGGAGATTTACAAAATATAGATGGTACAAGTCCAGAAATTAATAGGCTATTAGCTGGTTTAGATGAGACTGTTTTAAGTGGAATAGGAGACCTTATTGGTTACGCATTTAATGCAGGTAAACCACTGTTATGGAATATCAAACCAGTAAATAAGCAAGCTAAAGCATGGAAGAAAGCTGAACAGCTTAAGAATATGGAAGTCGATTCTAGAAATAGAATCATTGATATTGATGGTGTTCTACAAAGTGGAACTCTAGGTAAAGAACAAGTTAAGAAGCTAGTTGAAGAAAAGGATAGGATAATCAAACAAACCTTAGAAACTGGATCTTCAGAAGTTACACAGAATGCAGCTGATTCATTTGTTAAAGCAAATCAGAAATCACGCCAAGCATATATAGATAATAAAGCAGTTAGGAAGTTACAAGCTAATCCAAAAGGTACTAACTTAGATCCTGATATCACACCTGGTCTAGTTAGTGAAACTCAAGTTACTGCTAAACCAACAATTCCTGGTCAAGCTATAAAGAATACAGTTGATATAGCTGCTCAAGAGGCAGGTGAAGTATCAAGGAATGCTGTACCAACAGCACCTTATACAGATGCTATGAGGGAGAAAGGTTTAATAGTTGGTAAGTCTAACTATATGATTGCTGACATAGCTAAAAAGGTACAAGCAGCTGGTGAATATGTAGGTTTCCAAGGGAACTTTAAAGCTAGTAGAGCTGCTAGAAGTAAGGCTGTTTATAACATCTATGAGCAGATTATGAAACCTGGTACAGGTGAAGAACTTGGACAGGTATTAAATCAAAATGCTTTTAGAGATAAGAAATGGTTAATTGATGAATTAGGTGAAAACATAGAAGTTAACTACCTAAATGAACAAGCTTCAGAAGCTGCAGCATTAGCTATATCAGATCTACTTGATGTCTACTTAGGTAGAGAATCACAAGAGACAGCTGCAAGGGTTATGTCTACTCTTGGTAAGGAGATCTCAGCCATCTCAGGAGCCTCTAAAAGCTTCAAAGGTTTATTAGATGATGATACAGTCTTTAAGAATGTTATGGACCGTGTGGAGCTATTAGAGGCTCAATACGGATCATCTAAGTATGTAGCTGGTTGGTCACTTCAAAACAAGCAATGGTGGAAGTTCTGGAAGAAAGGTAATGCTGGTGAAATAGCTGCTATGACTCTTGAAGAGTTCAATCAGAATGCAACTAAAGTACATGACGACTTTAAAACTTTTAGGAATACACTTGAGCAAGTTAAACAAAAGAATCCAAGACTAGCTCGTACATTACTTGAAGCTTATGACTATAGCGATGGTGATATAAATACTATTCTTAAGCTTGATAAATGGGCTAAGGATCAAATATCTCCAGGTGGTCTAATCCTCAGTAGTGGTAGAGGTATGAACCTATTTGCTAAAGGTGCTTGGGCTGTTACTTATAACAATGTTCTATCTGGTTTATCTGGAATGAGAGCTGCTGTAGGTAATGGAACAATGTTAATGCTTAAACCGTTAACAACATTCTCTAGAGCTGGTCTTAGATCAATCCTTAAACGAGATACAGAACCACTTGAAAGAGTTATGTATTTACATGGCTCTATGTTTGAAACCACTAGAAGAGCTTTCAGTGACATGACTAAGCGTATGTCAAAGGTTCATAATGATTCTGACTTTATGATGAAAGCTATTCGTAAAGACTTTGTTATTGATGAAGATAACGCATATCAGATCATTGATGACTATTCTGAACAGTGGGCTAAAGAAGGTGATATAGCTAATCAGTTCTTCTATGGATGGGCGAATCTAAATAGAAAAGTAGCAAGGATGAAATGGATGAGAACAGGTATGACAGCTATGGCAGGTGTTGATGCCTTTACTGATACATTCATGGCTACCTTTAATTCTAGGTTAAAAGCTTATGATGATATCTTTGGTCAATATGGTAAGACTTTAGATCCAGAGGTATTCGCTCAACAGTTAAAGAAAGCAGAAGAACTTAACTATAATCAGATGTTTGACAAAGATGGTCTCTTAACAGATGCAGCTGCAAAGAACGCATCAGGTGAGATTGCTTTAAACCTTGATGATGGTATAGCTACTTGGTTGAACTCAGGTTTAACAAAAGTACCAGCTCTAAAAACATTAATGATGTTCCCTAGAACTGGTTTAAACCAAGTTAAATTAGCTTTATCTTATACACCTATATCCCTTATACCTGGAGTTAAATCCAAGTATGCAAAGGTATTAAAAGCAGGTGATGATATTAATCTCATTAAAGAAGCATTAGCAGCTCATGGAGTTAAAAACTTCGATGAGACACCTAATGCTATGGCTATCTATAAACAGTTAAAGGATGAGTATGAAGGTCGTCTAATGATTGGTGGTGCTACTGCCATCATGGGTTACTGGTATGCATTGTCTGGAAACATTAGAGGTAATGGTCCTGCTAATGCTGCTGATAGACAGAAGTTAATGAGAAAAGGATGGAAACCCTACACAGTCAAGATTGGAAATACTTGGGTTAACTACAAAGGTATTCCAATGGTTGAACAGATGTTTGCCTTGGTTGGAGATTTGGCATATCACCAAACTTCATTGGGTTCAAATATGACTCAAACAGCTGTAGATAAATTAGCTTGGACTATATCTGCTACTTATTTAAACAACACACCTTTATATGGTATTGAACCATTAATGGCTGTTACTAGTGGTGATGAAGCTGCATTTAAGAGATTAGCTGCAAACCTTGTTAGAGGTGCTATACCTCAATCTGGAGCAATGGGTGTTGTTTCTAAAGCTATCACTCAAGCACAGAAAGATATCTATAATGATTTCTGGGGATATGTTCTAAACTCAACACCAGCTAAAGTAGCTTTACCTTCACAAATTGATTACTGGACAGGTGAAGAAATTAATGAAGTAGATAATCATTTACTTCGTATTCTTAATGCGGCTAGTCCTATAAAAATGAGTGGTGGTGAGGAACCTTGGAGACTATGGTTACTTAACAGTGGATTTGATGATATCAATATCATTCGAAAGAAATTTGATAAGGATGTTGAATACACTGCTGAAGAAAGAGAAGCCATAGGTAGAGCTATGGGTGAAGACCAGCTCTGGAAAGAAGTTGATAAGATGAGAACTAACCCTGAATGGAATAGACAGTTAGATGAACTTCGTCAAGTTGTTAATTCAGGTGCTAGTGATGAAGACGTAAGGAAGGAAAAAGATAAACTACCTGTTTATATAAAACTCAAAAAACTTATTAAAGATTCTCAAAAAAGAGCAGAAAATAAAATAGCTTCTGATCCAAAATATAAACATCTAGACATACTAGGCAATGGTGCAGCTATTGTTAAACGTCGTATGGAACTAGGTGATATACAGGGAGCTAGAGAACAGTCTAAAAAAAACTATCAGACTAAGCAAAACCTAACTAACTACCACCGCAATTAATAATGAATCAAATCAATGGCTGTAACCGAAAAACCTTATACCGTTAATGATAGCTCCACCACTAATTACCCATTTACATTTCCATATTTAAAGACCACTGATGTGAAAGTTAGCATCAATGGCACGGTAACGTCTGCATGGACTTTCCATAATGCAACAACCGTACAACTGAATAGCAATCCAACAGTCGGAGATAAGATCAGAATTTATCGTGAAACAGATGATTCTGACTTGCAATCAACATTCTATGCAGGATCATCTATAAAAGCTTCTGACCTAAATGATAACTTCACCCAAACTTTATATGTTTCACAAGAGTCTAACAATAAAATTGATACTGCTTGGACCAGTGGTGATGAGACAATTGATAGTACTGAAACTTGGGTTAGTAATGACTTAAAAGTTGGTACTACTCAAGCGATTGATGGAAGAATAGATAGTAAAATAGATACAGCATTAACAGGAGACGTTGTTGCTGGTAATAAAATAACAGTTACAGATAATAGTCCAAGTAGTGGAAAGATTACTGTAGCTGTGACAAGCGGCTCATTAGTAGATAGTGATGTCAACGCTTCAGCTGCTATAGCTGGATCTAAATTACAAGCTTCATCAGGCTCAAATGCTGGAAGCATGTCAGCTGCTCATCATACTAAGTTGGAAGGAATAGATACAGGAGCTAAAGATGATCAAACAGCAGCTGAAATAAGAGTATTAGTAGAAGCTGCATCTGATAGTAATGTCTTTACAGACGCTGATCATAGTAAGTTAAATGCTATAGAAGCTTCAGCTACTGCTGACCAAACCAATGCTGAGATTAGGACTGCTGTAGAAGCTGCCAGTGATAGTAATGTTTTTACAGATGCTGATCATTCTAAGCTAAATGCTATAGAAGCTAGTGCTACAGCAGATCAAACAGCTAGTGAGATTAAAACACTTATAGCTAGTTCACCGTTAGATGCTTCACACCTAGCGGCTGACTCAGTTACAACCTCGGAGCTTGCTGATGCTGAACTCACAACGCTTGCTGGTATGCCGTCAGCTACTGCGTCAGCTCTAGCAAGCGGTACGGCTCTTGATGTATCAACAACTGAGCTTAATAGAATATGTAAAAGTAAATATGTAGAAACATCTATAACAAATAGTGATGATGCGTATCCTACTAGTGGAGCTGTTGTTGATTATGTTGCTGCTCAGATAGCACCTTTAGGTGGTCTGGAAGTTATAACTAACGAAGATAGTTTCCCTGCCACTCAACCTGCCTCTGGTGTTGTAATTAGTATTGCAGATGCTGGTGGTATTGTTGTTAATGGTAGTGGTGTTTCTACGACTGCTAGAACAGCTGGTAATGGATCAGATAACGTAACTATTAATGGATTTCCTTCGACTCTATATAGCACTACTCTGGTAGATAATATGGGTCTACTTGTTAGTTCTACAGGATCTAGCAAT